TAGTATTAGTTCCGATTAATGATTGACGAATGACGAATCTTTTAGTTGTTAGTTTGTTTAATTTAATAGACATAGTAATTTAATTTATTTGATTAATATTTATTTGATTTACATTGATATTATCCAAGTCATATCGTATTAAGTTTGTAAGTGAAACGTCGAATATTAGGGGAAAATGGATAGAGTTAGTATTCGTTAAGATATTTTTTGTAAGGAAAAGATAGAAAATTATTGATGAAAATGTTGAAATGGGGTGGGGCTGGGTAAATTAAAATCGGTTTTTGTTGGAATTGCAAAGTGGGGAGAGAAGGGGCAACACTCTACTCCTATATTTATAATACAATTTTTGTGACATAAGCCTATTAAGAAGAATATAGTAGCTAGCTAGTGTCACACTTTCATATTAGTTAGTTTTACTATAGTTAAATAACTTCTTTTCTATGTAATTATTCTAAATATGAAAAGTTCACCAATAAGATTAAAACAAAAGCTATCACCAAAAGCGTCTGCAGCTAAGAAGAGAAGAGATCTTGCTGCTGCAAATTCCCCTGCTAGAAAAGCTAAAAGAGCAGATAGTCAGAAAAAACGTAGGGCCGCAATTAAAGCTGGTAAAAATATAGATGGCATGGATTACGATCACAGAACATCGTCGTTTAAATCCGTTAAGTTTAATAGAGGCGGTGGAGGTAAAGGAACTAAAAACGAATAATAAAAAATAAAACTATGCCAGGAAAGAGCAAAAAAGGTGGAGGCCTAGAAGTAGGATCTGCTTATAAAATGAAAAATTCAACACTACGTATGGGAGCTAAGTATGGTTCTCCAATACAGGCTAATTTTTCTCTTAAGAATTTAAAGTCTAGAATTGAAAACGTAGTAACTACAGTAAAAGGAAACTTAGAAAAAAGCGTTGAGAAAAAAGCTAAAGATGTAAAAAGAGGATTTGATGTTGCTTCTAAAAAAAGAAAAGAGTCTTCTAAAAAAAGAAACGTACAGCTTGATGCTTTAAGTAAAAAACTGTTTAAACGTAAAAAGAAATAGGGAAACGCCCTAAACCAAGTATATTAACCTAAAAACCAAATAAAATGACTTACTTGTATTACAAAAGTTCGTATACCACGAACACAAAACCGAATGAAAAAACTATGAAACAATGGAAGCATTTAGCTGATAAGGCTAATTGGCGGATAACCCAGCTTCCTAATGGATTCTATCAAACAGAGTGCTCAAACCCTGATAACGAGGAATGGCATGCTGTTACAAGACGAGAAACAGTGGAAGGTGCTGAAACAGCAATTGATGGAAGCATCGACCATTTCTCAAAAAAAATAGAGGCTACACAAGGCCCTAAAGTAATTAAAACATTCAAATAAATAAAACTATGGCAGGACCGTTTAAAATGAAAGGATTCTCAGGATTTGGGAATTCACCTATGAAACAAGATAAAGCACTTAAAGAAGTAAAATCAAAAAAGAGAAAACTCACTG